TTACGTGGCTTCATCGCAGCTACGGACCAATTTCGGACCAATCTGGAGCTTTTCCAGCTCCTGCCAGTCATTGGACGAGTTAATCCAACGTGCATAAGTCGATAAGAGCATCTGCACGCTATGCCCGAGCTGTTGGGCGATGAATGCGGGGTTGAGACCGGACATTAAGCATATTGTCGCATAGGTATGGCGGCAGTTATACGGTGGGCGATATCGGATCCCCAAACCCTTCAGGGTTGGGCGCCATTGGTGGTGAAGGTCCGATGTCTGCTTGACGTACTCGCCATTCTTCCCTGGAGGAAAGACGAACGGCGACTCATTGAACTGCCCCTTGCCCTGCTTGCGGCGCTCTGCATACTGCTTCGCGAACGCCAAGGCATGCAGCGCTCTGTCGTTGAGCAGAACAAACCGATCACGGCCGGTTTTAGTCCTCTCCTCCACAACGCCCAGCGCGACTGTCCGTCGGACGTGAGCGGTTTTCTTCATCGAGTCCACCGCATCCCAGCGTAGAGCCAAGCCTTCAGAGAGACGAAGCCCCGTGAAGAACATGAACTCGAAGAATGCTGCGTAGATCTGGCTGGGCCAGTGCGCGTGCTTGTATAGCTCAGCGATGATCAAATTGGCCTCGTCGAGAGTGAACGGATCGACTTCCTTCCTTGAGCGCGCTGGAAGTTGGATCGCTTCGGCGGGATTCCTGGTGATCAGCCCGTCCAGCACAGCTGAGCGGAGGATTGTCGACAGCTTCACCATGGCATTGCGTTTAACGGATGCCGATGTCCAGGTGATCGAGGTGACGATCCGCCTAAGAAGCGTGGGCGTGATCAGATCTATACGTACCAAGGCGAGGTGGGGCACCCAATACAGATTCAAGGTGCCTTTGTAGTTGAGCCTCGTGCCCGCCGCGATCTCCCGGCTGTCCAACCACAATTGAGCGTACTCGCCGAACGTTGGTACGCCACCCACGACAGCGGCGGAGCTAGGAAAGAGTTCCGCGTACTTGTCATGGTCGAGTAGGTTGAGTTTTATCAGGCTGTTTACTTTATCTCGAAGCTGGGATGCAGCCTTGATGCCTTTTTGTGTCGCGGGATAGGGAAGGGTCTCACTCCTGCGAGCACCTTCCCACATGAACCTGAGCCGGAGCGAGCCGTAGTGGACGTCGACGCCAGGGGGTAAATCCATTGGCTTTCCAGCCATTCGTCATACCTCTTTTTGCTGTAGATAATTCGGCCGCTGTGCTTCATCCATACGCCCTCGGGAATAGACCCCCGTAGTCGCCGGCCTTCGAGAGCGCGCTTCGTGCAGCCGAGTAAATCGGCCATTTTCTGTTCGGTAACTTTGTCGACGTCACCGGTGTTGGCGGTTTCCATGGTTGGTCTCCACGCCGCCGGCGGCGGCAGGTTAGTTATTCGTCTTCGTCTTCGTCGTCGGAACGGCCTGTCACTTCAAGGGCGAAAGCTCGCCACTTCTGTTGATTGGCCTCGCTCATTTCGCCCCATGGCCCTGCGCAGTCCTGCTCTACCAGCTCGCCGCCCTTGAGCTTCAGCGTCCCGCAATTGCTACCGATGTCCTCGTCAGCGAACACGACCGTGATTTCTTCGGTTGGGTGAAGGGCAGAAAGCGCCTTGAAGACCGGGACCGGGGCATTCCAAGCTGTGTCAAATTGAAGAGAGCAGCCTTCAACGTCGATCTTCTGGCCGTAGGCGTTCCACTTGGTGCCCCACGCCTGGCGAGCGAAGTCCATGCAGTGCATGAACCCTGTCTTTCGGTGATTGCGCAGCATCTGCACGAATTGCTCAAAGCTGTCGTCGCTCAGCTTCGCTACCGAAGATGTTTCACGACTGTGCCGCTGCATGCCCGCAACCAAGGGGTGGTCGCTCAAGGGCAGATTGATAGCTGCCTCAGCTGCGGTTTCTGCTGCGCCGCAGATACCGTCCCAGGCGAACTCACCTTCAAACTTGATGATCTTGCCGAAGTCGATCCGGCCATCTTCGTTGATCAGTGACGTGAGGACGTGAGCTGGCGCGCTGACTTTGTTGGTAACGTGGTTTGGCATGGCAATAGCTCTCCATGCCCGCGCATGTCGGCGGGCTTGAGTTGTAGGGGAAGGGGGTTACAGCAGGTGGGCGCCGGATTCAAGCAGCCCGTCGCGATCCTCGCGAAGGCTGTCGCGCTCCTTGGCCAGCCGCTGGATCTCGCGGTGCAGATACTGGGCGATGGTCTCACCGCCGCGCAGGTCGCTGGGCTTGACGCCTTTGAGCACTGCTTCGAGCTCGTTCACGGTGAATTGCTCGATCATGGCATCAGCTCCTTGGGCACCTGGACGGTATCGCCAAGCTTTGCACTGACGATCGCGCGCATCGCCGCGACCAAGTGGGTCAAGCCATCCGCGTCACCCGCAATGTCATCCAGTCCGATGACGGCGAAGAACGAGTCTGAGTAAAGGCCGAAACCGATGCGGTATTTCACTACCAGCGGCCCGCCCATCGCCCAGGTCTCCCAAGGGTTGTACCGCTCGCAGCGCTCAGTCGCCTCGCCCCGGTAGATGGCAAACACGCGCCAGCCGTTGCCGTACTGGGGCGGCTCGAGGTGTAGAGCCAGGCCCTCTGCCGTACCAACCGCCCAGCCAAGCGCCTCGCCGGCCAGGTGTGCAGTCTTCACTTCGATCAGGTCGGTCATGACTTCACCTCGGGCCGCTCAGGGAAAGAAGCTTCGGCTTCGGTGCGGAACCTGATGTCGGCCGAGTCACCGTGTCGACCTTCGGACCAGGTGATCCGCTTGCCGCAATAGCAGCCGGTCACCTGGGCCAGGTCGAAGTTCTGCCGGAATTCCATTGAGATCCCGGTCATGCCGTGCTGGCGCGCCAGAGCGACCACAGCCTGCGCGAACTCAACGTCTTGATCAGTAACTGCGCTCACAGCTCATACCTCTCATCAATCCAGCGCCCAGGCGCCAGTGCGGGTGTAGGTTCGGGTTGTGTTTCGTGCGGGGAGAGCTGGCGCTCGTTGCCGGCCACTTGCGGCAGCCAGACCTTCACGCAGCTGATGGCGTTGGCGTTCATGACGTAGCAGACGACGCCGCGAGGCTTATCCTCGAACGACCACACGTTCTTTGGCAGATCATTTGCGCTGGCGCCGGTGGCCAGCAGCAGGAGGCAGAGGGCGAGGCGGGTCATGGCTGGACCCTTTTGAACTCGATAGCCCAAACCCAAGGGTTGGCGTCCCAGTCGCCGCCGGTGGAATTCCAAAGCTCAGCGAAAGCATCAAAGGCCTGGGTGACGGGCTTGAATTCGTACATTGAGCGGGCCAGGCCTTCTTTGCAGATCTGGCCGATGGTGATGTGCTGCAGCAGTTCGATTCGAACTTCGGTGATTTCCAGCAGAATTCGGCTGGCCCAGCGGGGCATGTGGATGCTGGGACGTGTCCGGCCCGGCGCGATCATCCAACTACCGGTCGCACGAATAGCCCCATCGGCTATGTACCGAATAGGCTCGCCTTGGCTCAGTTCGCGTGGCGCTATCCCGTCGAGTTGAGAGTCAGCCGCCCAAGCCTCGCGACCCCACAGCAGGTCGCCGGGCTGGCCATAAGGGCAGAGGTCTGCGTAATAGCTGGCGCTGTTCGGGTGCACTTTGCCGTCCGCCGGCAGTTCATGGCACTCGCCCAGCTGAACGCCGTAGCCAATTTCCTTGAGAGATCTCTCGCTCACTACGCGCCGAGTGACCGTTTTGCGGCCATCCAGCACAGCGCTGGCCATCGGCCCGTTGAACAACATCGGCCGTTCCTTTGCTTAGACATAGCTTCGCCTTGGCCGCCATATCGCGGCAGTGAATAGAGGGGAGAGGGGTTACAGCGGGGTGGGGTTATTGCTTGAGCGCCAAGCCTTTCACGGCCTCGCTGTAGATGAATTTGATCTGATCCCACGGGATCGTGTGGCGCTGACCGTACTCGCCCGCGCCGTCGCAGATTTTGCAGCCTTCGGTGGGCTCCTCAAGCTCCGCGCACTCGGGGCATTCATGGGTGGTATTCAGCTTGAACTCACCGAGCAGCAAAGCCTTGGCGCCGTTATCGGCCGTGAGTCGCCGGGGCATGACGCAGTAGCCTTCAGGGATCTGCATGGTCGGTGCGCTCGGCTCTGCGCTGGCAGATAGGGCGGCGACGATACGTGATGCCAAGTAATTCTCCCAGCCAACATGCGAAGGTTCTCGAAGCTCTCTCGCCACCTCGCGAAGCAACCGCTCATAGGAAACGTTTTGCGACTGGGTGGCCTCACCGCCGCCATACTCTGTGATGGCATTGATCCGCTCCCAGTCTTGCTCCTCAAGGTATCCGTTGCCGTCTCGAACCAGGCGCAGCAGCGCCTGCGCCCCGGCCAGCTGGGCGCGAATCTTTTGGTTGGCTTCATTGAGTACTTCTACCGAGCGGAATTCAGCTTCGCAGGCCCTGCGCAGCCGCTCAACCTCGGCAGGATCGTCGTGGGTGTAGACCGCTACGGCCGAATCGTCGCCACCTTTCGCTGCGAACACATGCACCCATCCGACATCCTTGAACGCTTCAAGCGCCTGCGGCCTGACCCAGCCAAGCGGCTCGCCCTGGTGCTGCACGGCATGCGCTGCCATGGCCATCGGCCCCAGCCCAACAATCGGCAACCCAGTCGCCGCCGCATCCCTCTCTGCCTCTTCTTTGGTCCACCAGAAGGCAGTACCAACCATCCAGGCTATAGGCTCGGGGTGGGGCTGCTGGGCTGGATCATCGCAGGGCTCGCAAAGATGCTGGATTGCCTGCTCCTGAAGCTCGTCGAGTGGCATCTGCAGAAGGGCGACGCTGTTCAGCCATTCGCGCGGCACGCTGACCATCTCTGTGTTGCTGGATCGGTTTTCTGTGGGCATGGGGATACCTCTGATATATGATTCTGGCGAGAAAGGGGCGTACTAATCTATGCGTAGGGTTTTTCGAAAGCTGATTAAGCCAGGTTTGTCGATTCCGAATGCGATCACGCTATTTTCAATTATTTTAATTTTTTTTGTATGGGCTCGCCCCACTAGCTCCGAGCTAGCTAGTTGGGTTCAAGCTTTTGGATCAATCGCAGCAATCGTTGTTGCTGCTTATTTCCCTATTTGGCACAGCAACCGCTCTATAGAGCTAAGGCGCAAGTCACTGGCAGAAATACTTCGGGTGATCTCAGATGATGCCACTGAGTCGCTACACCTCCTTACAAACCTGTTCTATTGCCCAGAGCGCGAGCGGCAGGAGATGATGCGCTACGAAATGTTCCACCGTGGCCGTGATTGGCAGGCCCTCTCAGATCAGCTAGCCCAAATACCTGTAGCTGAACTGACACCTCAACTTGCTAGGGATCTAAGCTATGTTAAGGACGCTGTAAATTTCGGTGCATTCGTAGCAGCAAAAATCCCTGAGTGGATGAAGGCGGGGGGATGTTCGCGACCGGATGTGGTTCGTGTTTTGCGTACAAAACGCGACCTTGTAGGGCTGATTAGGTCACGCTTACCTGTTCCACCTGGGATTTTTTCTCCTGAATTAACCCAGACACAGCTAGCAACTCAAGTGTATGAAATGAAAAGGCCGCCTTACGAGCCTCTCTTGTTCGAAAATGCTGAGGTTTATCGGCGGTATGTTTGGGATGACTATAGGTGGCCGTTGCCAAATAGGGTTTACATCCATGGAATATATCCATATTTGAATGACTTCGGGCCTAGTATACTTGAGCTTCCACCTCTGCTAGGCGGGATTCAACAGATTGAAGAATACGTAAAAGGATATTGTAGGGTGTTTCATGAGGAGCACTTGCAGGCTGAGGATCTGAGAATTGCTTCGGAAGCTATCTGACTTAATCCCCACAAAACAACGCCATTTCAGCCTGAGAATTTCGCTGCCATATCGGCGCGCTGTTGTGAGCCTCGATTCGGTCTGCAATCACGCTGGCCCGCTGCCCGGCCGATGGTGGGGTATACATGCCGAACCGTCTGATGCTGCCGCCGTTTACCGCAGCGTTGGTGCTATCTGCTGAGGCCAGGGGCAGGCTCTGGAAGATTGCTGGGTCAAGCATGCGGAGGCCGTGCAGGCGGCATTGGGGCCGGCCTAGGTCGTCGCATATGGCATCCATCGCTGAGCCCATCCGCTTCCACCACGCTGCGGTGCCGGGAGATCGCCACTGGCCGGAACTGCCTAGGGCGATTGTTCGCCAGGCCTTTGCCAGGCGCTGCAGCCGCTCGATCGACTCATGCATGTGCCAGACCGGCACGCCTGGCAGGTGGCTGGGCCATTGCTCGAGCAAACGATCATTGGCATCTTCGTCGCCGTCAATCACGTCAGGGATCAGCGCCCAGTCGAAGCCAGGGTGCCGGTGCCAGTCATCCACCCAGCGGGTGTAGCCGTGAACGTCCACATGGCCACCTTTCTTCCAGATAGTGAAGGCACCGTTGTCGAAGACGAAGGACTGGCATGCCTCGGCGACGATGCCCATGTCATCCTGCCGAGGGAACGGCACCAGGGCGTGCCGGCCGGCCAGCAGCCGTGCTGCATCTTGCCGCGTGCCGCCTATCGGCGTGCCGTGGTAATGGATCATCCGGTTAACCTCACCGTTTCGATCTCGATACTCTGGTGCACGGCTTTGATCACCTGGTCACCGCCGAATCGCTCTGCCAGCAGATCGGCGATCTGCTCGTGCCAGCCCTGCTTGATCAGCGCGGTGGCGGTCTTGATGTGCTCGACAGGGATCATCGCCAGGCTACGGATTTCCAGGCTGTAGACGATCACCTCGTCATCGCTTGGGCAGGCTGCGGTGAATGTGTGGCGATAGATGTTCATGGGCGGTCCTCGCCGGGCAGGCGTTATCGTTGAATAGGGGAAGGCGCTGGCGGGCAGCGCCATGTTTTGCCGAGGGCGTCGATGTTTGATATAACGCCGGACCATTTCACAGGAGGGAACCTCATGAAACGCACCGTCATCGGCGCAATCCTTGTCGCCGTCACTGCGCTGTCGCTGAGCGGCTGCTTTGACTCAGAAGACGAGCAGAAAGCTAAGGCGCAGCGGGAATCCAGTGACAAGCTCTGGGACATCCCTAAGCCAGATCGGAGCAAGGACAAGGGCTTCACGCCCTGATTTTTCTGCTGCCATCGACGCCGCCGATATAGGGCGGCGTTTTCGTTTGAGAGCTCGCTGGCAGCGCCGGAGGGTCAGGGGCAGTTGTTCGCGCCGCAGTTCTGGCAGTCGTTGAGGAATCGGCCGTCCCAGCTGATGAAGCGTCCGCAGCCGTGGCAATTGAGCGGTCGCTCCCAAGGCTTGCGTTGCTTTCGAGGAACCACCAGTTCAATGCCGGTATCTTGCAGGGCCTCTTTGATATTCACATCCCGCTTGTGTACCAGGCGCCGTGCCTTGGCTTCTAGGTAAGCCAATGGCCAGATCACTGCTTCCTCTGGGGTGTTGCCGATTGCCTCGGCCGCATCAAGGGTGAGGTGATGTGCCTTCTCGAACCGGAAGGTGTGGCCTATTGGCCATCTGGCCAGGGCAATGTCGTTCCCGTTCCAGTGACCTGGGATCTGCAGGACAACGGTGCAACCTGGGGTCAGCTGGTTGCGGGCTTCGTCCAGGCAGATGTACTGGTGGTCGACGCCGAGATGTGCGCGGGCATCAACGTAATCTTTTGGCCAGGGAATGTCTGTTTCCCGGTGGCCACAGGCCTGCTCCTGCGTGAACAGCTCGGCCTTGTCGAGGTTGGTGGTGTAGCCGCCCCCAAGGGCCCAGAACATGAGGCCGTCACCCGTGTTGCTGCGGCTGTCCTGAAGGTAGAACTGGTTCATGGCTTTCTCCTCTTTACGTCTTCATTGGCAGGCAGTCATGCCAGCGATAACCGCCATGACGACGGCGCCGACCTTCGATGCATCGCTGAATTGACCCGCGATGGAATCCATCTTCCAGGGCTTGGCGAATGCTCGGGTAGCAGAGCGATACCGGGCCGCTAGTGCTTTCAGCCACCACTGGGCGCACGCGCTTCAGCAGCACTCGGCATGCATGTATGTTGTTCTCGCCGGATGAGGTCCATTCGAGGTTCTCACGGCAGTTGTTGTCCTTGGCGCCATCAATGTGGTTGACGTGAGCAAGGCCATCAGGGTTTGGCAGGAACGCCTCCGCCACGAGGCGGTGGACATAGACATTGGTCCTTTGGCCCTTGGTGCAGAGCACCAACTTCATGTATCCGCCCCGGTCGGCAAACTGCTTCAGCAGACGCTGAGGCACTCGGCCTGCGCCTTGGGCTACCGATTTGACCTGGCCTTGGGAGCTGACCAGGTAGGATGACTCGAAGCCGGGAACCGGCCTCCATTTTGGATGCATGGGTTATCTCCCGAGCATGCGCCGCCCTCCGTGGCCGGATGCGGCATGGTGACAATTGGTCTTGGTTGTCGTGGTCGCCTGTCACAGCGAGATGTCACGTTGTGCGAATCAGCTTTTCGAGCTGCTTGTCTGTGAGGCGGTCGGCGCCGTGGATGAGGCGCGAAATCAGGTCCTGCTCTTGCTCGATTCCAGCGCGGGCCATCGAGCGTTTAAGCGCGTTGTCCGTGTTGTGATAGAGGTCCGTGACAATGCGGCGTGACAGCAACCGGGCTTCGCGCTCCTCTGCTGTCAGCTTGTCCCGCTCGCGCTGTTCCTGCTTGCGCTGGGTTGGCGACTTCGCCATTGCTGATACCTCCCAAGCCGCTAGGCGGCAGATTGATGTGCTGCTGGCGCCGACGCTGCTGCACTTTCGTTCGAATGGATCTCAAGGGGTGCAGGTCTCGATTGGCGTTTTCTTTGTCGACTCGGAAGGCATGACCAACAAGAGGCGCCTGTTGCCGCGATACACACCCCAGGGCTTGCCTGTGGACTTCGCCATGGCGGCCGCATACTTCACGGCCGATACGGGCTGGGAAATGGTTGCGATCATGGTCATTCACCTGCGAGGTGGTGCATCGGGGCGAAAGGTATGTCGTCGTCGAAGCTATCGCTATTCGGTGGTGCTGCCTGCTGGCTCGGCGACTGCCGCGCCTGGCGCTGTTGCTGAGGCTGCCTGTCCGGCGGATACCCGGCTTGCTGGCCCTGCGGTCGGCTCCCCAGCATCTGCATCGTGCCATTGATATCCACGATGATTTCCGTGGTGTAGCGCTTGATGCCGTCTTTCTCCCACTCGCGGGTTTGCAGCTTGCCCTCGATGTAGCACTGGGAGCCTTTGCGCAGGTACTCGCCTGCAATCTCGGCAACCTTCCCGAACAGTGACACGCGGTGCCACTCGGTGCGTTCCACCTTCTGGCCTGAGCGCTTGTCCAGCCATTGCTCGCTGGTTGCCAAGCTGAGGTTGGTGACGGCGTTGCCATTTGGCAGGTACCGCACCTCCGGATCCTGGCCGCAGGTGCCCACCAGGATGACCTTGTTTACGCCGCGACTCATGACTGCGAGACCGCCGCAGCGATGATGGATAGAAGCACCAGCAGCGAGCCCCAGCGGGTGGCTCGCTCGCCGTTCTGTTGGGCCTTGACGACGGCAACCACAGGCAGGGTCTTGGCTTCAATAGCGCGCTCCAGGCTTTCCGCATAGCGAACTGCTTGTGGATAGCTGGTGTTGCGGCCGTATACGCGGTTGTTGCTGGAAGAAACGACAGCCCAGCCATTGCCGCTCTGCGTGACGAAGAAGCGTGACTTGCTACGGAAGGCCTCGGTGGCCGTGATGACTTCCTGGCGCAAAGCCTCGAGCTGGCCCTGTTTGTTCTGGATGGCTGCTTGCATTGGGGTGGTCCTCAGTTGGTCAGGCGTGAAGTTCCAGGCTTTCGGCCCGGCGAAGGATTCGAACTTGCGCAGTACGGCGCTCAGGTGCGCGGCGGTCGCGGCGCATAGGGTCGTTGTCGTTGATGACGGAGTGCATTGCGATGAGGCCTGCCAGCACGATGCAGAGCGGGCTGATGATCTGCTGGCGCATGGCCTTGGTGACCGCCTCGATGCGCCGCCCGGCTTCCAGCTTGAACAGCGCAGCCTCGATACGGTTGGCCACGGTGCCGGGGGTGACCGCCATCCGCTGCGCGATCTCTTTAGTGGTCAGGCCCTGAGCAACCCAGAGCAGTGCTTCCAGCTCACGAGGTGCCAGCGTCTTGCCGAGCTGGCCTGTCCATGAGCCGCAGGTGATCGTTTCCATGATTGTCCTCAGCAACCGCATTGGTCAGGCGTCAGGCGCAGTGACCAAACTGGGCGTGAAAAGCCAGCCTGGCGCCTGCCAATGCGGTCGTATGTGAAGGGAAGGGGATGCCGATAAAGTTCGGACGGATGAGCCTTATTATTTATAAGGCACACAGTTGTGCGCTTTACGATGTGTCTGCATCGGTGATCCACATTCCGGGGCAAACCGGGTGTCGGGACGCTTCACCGAAGGGCGAGACGCTACCCACTCTCACAATTCGCGGCGATCAACTCGCGTTCAATGTGGATCACCGATGCAGCCTGCGATGGGGAGCAGGGCATCGGGCCGTCTTTCCGGCTGTCTTGGTATCAGATGATCGCGGCCAGGGTGCGTGTGCCATCGGCATGCTGCGTGGTAACGTGAAGGCCAGGAGATGCATAGCGTCCCCGCTTGATCAGACCGAATGCCTGCTGAAACGCTGGGTTAGGATTTCCATCGCCATCCGGGGTGAGGCTGGAACAGAGCAGCCCAGTGCAGTCCTCACCGTTCGGCCCTTCGCCGTCATGGCCGATGTCGAAACTGGCTATCATCGCAATGCCTTTTGACTTGCAGATCTCGATGATCTGTAGCATTAGGGGGCTGATTTGCGCGTCATAGATTTCTTCTTTGTTCACGATGTGGGCCTCGGTGTGGTTTCCCGTCTGGCCCTGTCGCCAAGGCCAGCCAGTGAAATCAAATCAGGCAGCAACCTCAGCTTGAGCCGCGATTCGCTCCTGAATCTCTTGGCGGTGCACCGATACGTCTTTTGGTGCCTCGATACCTATGCGCACTTGGTTGCCCTTAACCTGCAGCACCGTCACGCGAATTGTGTCGTTGATCACAATGGTTTCGCCCACTCTGCGGGTCAGTATCAGCATGGTCCTACTCCTTGGTTGGTTTCCCGTCTGGCCCTCGTGAGAAGGCCAGCCAGTGAAACCGTGCTCGAGGTCCACCACCGATGGCTTCCCCCGATCTTCTGTCTGGCCTTGAGCTTCCCTGGTCACCTCGCTTTGATCGGCCTTGGCGCGGTGGTCATGGGGTTATGTATTCGCTACACGACTGCCAGCTGCAGCTCGGCGGCCTACTGGGTAGGGCAGCTCGTCGTGGGTGGCCGGTCCGTTTTCCGGCTGGGCTTGCTACTTCATTGGCAGATTCCTCCTAAGGTTTTTGATCCGCTCCATGCTCGTCGCCGGGTATCCCCACCACTGCCTGCTGCAGCTACTGGCTACGCATCAGGTGGCTTGCATGGTTTGGCGTCCTCCCATGGGGGAGGCCGGCAGCTATCCAGAGGCTGCATGGTCGACGACTTAGCTTGTCCCGACCCAGGTGATGGCCTGGGTGCGTCGAGGTGGTCACGTCTCGTTGTGTAAAGAGCGATGGCTGCCGGAGCTGCCTGGCTCGATGCAAATGCAAGCGAACTTGCATTAATAAAAGCATGCTTGCACTTTAAATGCAAGCACGCTTGTAATTTTTTGAAATACTGTATATACGTACAGCTATTAGGAGGCTTCTGATGTCAGCGCAGGAAAATTTCGCACACAGGGACGAGCTCACCGGATTGGAGCGCTTAGGGCTGAGGGTTTCAGCGATGATCAACTCACCGCTGGCGCAGTTCGGAAGGAAGGTTCTGATCCATCAGCTGGACTCGGACAGGGATCAGGATTGGGGGGCGATCATGGAGATGCTGTCAGAGACAGACGGCCTAGACATGACGTTCTGTGATGACGGATCTGTGATCCTGCAATGGAATGCAGCGACGGATGACGATCGAGTGATCGATAGGGGAGAGGATGTGGTTCTGATTGATGCCGCAGGATGATCTGCCTTTTGACGTAAACAGCCCGCTGAAGCGGGCTGTTCCTTGTGTAATTACTTCACCGGATTGAAATAGGCGCTCAGGGCAAAGTGAGTGACGTGGCAATTGTCGCCGAATCTTGTATGCGTATGGGTACTGATGAAAGAGTGGGGGTGCGGAGAATCACCAAACTCAAATTTATAGCCGGACGAATTCGCCATATGCTGTTGCCAGCGCTCCATGACTCTCTTGGAGTTTGGTTGTTTTATATATATAACAAAGCCAGCCTTATTGGATCCAGCGGTATTGGTAGCATATCGCTCCGTTAGCTGCATGAACCCGTCCCAAAGCCAAGAATACTGATAGGTATCATCTTTTATCTTGGCCTCAGCCAACCATTTGTGTCTGAGGTTTTTGACAACAATATCCGCATGCCCGCCTTCCATTGAATCATGCTCAGCATTTATGCCTGCCATTCTCAAAGAAACGCATAGCATATTCGTGATTTCATCTTCTGAGAGTTGAAGGAATTTCGGGTTTGCCTCCATTAGGCTTAATGTTTTTTGAAGTGTTTTCTCAGTGATATCAACAAAGTCGTCATAAGATTTAAGTGCGAAAAAAGACGTTGCATTGTTGTCAAGATAGTCATCCGAATCAAAATGCTTAGTCACGTTGTCGGTGGCGGTCAAATTTGTCATGAGGCACGCACCAGGCCGGATTCGGTTTTATACAGCAGAAAAATATGCGCGTTATCACCTTTCAGGAGTTTGCCAGATGACGGGTGATAAAGTTTCCTTGTTTCTTGGTAAGTAATCAGGGCTTCGCTGTTTAGCTCATGAAAGATAGCGTCGTCATCGAGGAAGCAATAAGTCTGAATGAGTGTGGGAGGGCTAGTAGTCGCTAGGTAATTTATTACTTTCTCGGCGTCAGTCTCTGAACACGAATTTGTCGACTTAATGATGTCGGACAGTGAGATGTAGAAGAAACCCTGGGTAGGGCTGCTTCCAATAAACTCGATAATGCTAAGTGCGCACTTTTCAAGTCCAAAAAAGCCTAATTCTCTTTTGATGCGCTCGACAAGATCAGGCTTTAATTTCATCTCAGACGGCTCCATTCAGCTTGTCGATCAAGAGACGAGTATCTTCATCGGTGCTGCAAAACCGCAGTATAGCATAGGTTTGAATTGCGGAACTGCCAGTACTAGCTACGGCGAGCCTGCTGGGTATGGTTAGTTCGACTTCCTGACCTGTACCAAATATATTCTCGTTATGCCAAATGACAGAAATGTCAAAGGGGACAATGTTCCCTCCAACAGCAGCCAATCCGTTTTTGTAGAAGAGTTCGCTTCTTAGGTCTTCCCCGCGCTTCATTGTATCTTGCTTCACCGAACCTTGGGGTGTCATGAAGTTCAGCTTGCTGATCAATCCGTCTGCAGCAAAGGTGAAATGTGAAATAGCCGGAAATAGATTGATTGGCGTGGTCTGGCCGAACGTAATCTTAAGTTGGCCACAGCCATATGTAATCCAGCCCAGTAGTTCTCCGATTGATCGATCAATTTGTTTGCTATTTTGGTAGCTGCTTTCTGAGCGAGTATAATCTGCGCGCAACTCTAGCTGATTGGTTTTGTGGTTCAGGCGAATTACGTCAAAGGTCTGCCAGTGATAGTCTGCTACGCCAAAAACTTCATCGAATGTGGAGAAAATTGCTTGTCCATCTTTCCCCAAAGATGCCTTGTCAATTTTTTTTCGTAATGTGAATGTGCGTCGTCTTGTAAGTACTATCGTACTGTGGGTTGCGTTAGACTCAGTATGGGAAAGTGCAAAACGTTGCGAGAGACCGGTCAGTTGCGAGCCTGACTGCACCACAGGGTAAGCAATTTTCTTTTGAGGCCCAAGCGTTGAAAAGAGCATTTTAAATGACTTTGCTTGAGTGGTCGTCAACTGATACAGACTTACAATTTTGTAATTGTTTTCCAGTTCTGATTTCAGGTATGAGGTCAGTTCACCATTGAGGTCGTCATTTTTTTTCGCGTCCTCAGCTATTTTTAGTTCCAAGCCTTCCCAGTCGCGTGGAGGTTTTTGAGAGTACTTTGCAACGATTGCTCGTGTGTGGAAAATGTTGGCACGCATCTTCAGAGAGTATGCAAGTTTACGACTGTCCATAGCGACCCTAGCTTTTTATGCAGATTTAGTTAAAGTTTTTTTGCGTTCCACACAAGTATGACTTTGGCGTGAATTGTAATATCTTCTATTCTTGCGGATTGTCTTTCGTAATTGCGGTTATCTGAGATGAGCCATAAATGATCTTCGTCTCTCCGCTGGAGCCGTTTTATCAATAAGTCCCCATGCCATGTGACGACATACACACCTTCGCCGACATAGTCGTTAACACCGCGGTCTACAATGACGGGATCTTTATCGTTAATCGTTCCTTCCATGCTCTGTCCCCAGCCCGTGATCATCGCTAGGGCTGAGGCAGCGGTGTAAGTCACACCTTTCTCGCGCAGCACCTCTTCTCGGATAACAACATTTCTGATGACTTCGCTGTACTCGGCTGGCACCTGGCCGTGACCCATGGCTGCCCGGATGTCGTACTGGGGGATTGAGATGTCACCGTCGGCCAGTCGGGCTGTAGCGATGATGAAACCACTGCCTTTGTCTCCAGCAGGGTCTTCTTCAACCGCGCGAACGATGCTTTGCCGTGCTTCAGAGCTCAGCCCCTTGCCGTGCTTCTCAAGCATTTTTCTAACAGCATCTGCTGCTGAGCTGCTGCCCCCAAAGTCCTTTGCCGCAACTGCCTTGGCTTCGCTTTTGCGGGGAGGTTCGCCTTTTCCTGACAACAGCCAGTCGACAGACGTGTCATAGCCCTCGGCGAGAGCCACAAGGTTCTCGTTTTTGATGTTTTCTGTGTCGCCAGCGAACCACTGGCGTACAGCCTCGTAGCTGATGCCGCAAGTGTTGGCGATATCTCGCTTGACGTTGCGGACGCCCAATTCAGGGCGCCGAGCCAGCACGAGCTGAGTGATTCGGTCTGTTGTCTTCATGTGCGCAATCTACAAGGTTGCTTGTCAAGCATGCTTGTTTTGCATATGCAAGCATGCTTGAATGATGGGACGAGCAAAGGAGGTCGCCATGACCAAAAGCCAGGCAATCAAACATTTCGGGTCGATAACGGCGCTGGCAAAGGCGCTTGGCGTGACCTACGAGGCGGTCCGTCAGTGGACAGATGTGCCTGAGCTGCGCCAGTACCAGATCGAGCGGATCACGAAGGGTGCGCTAAAGGCCGGGAAGGCAGACGCAGCAGCGTGACCGTGAGCATATTTTCATTTGCTTGGCCTTGCGCCAGTAGATGACCAAAACACCTGCTGATCCATCCAGTACCCGGATCGCAGGCACAAAAAAACCGGGTGGCAGCCCGGTTTCTTCAACACAACATCGAGGTCGATTATGCATAGAGCGATCGATGCAAGCAACACCCACGCTCCCTCTGTAGCTCCATGCTGTGAGCAACTGCGCCGATTGATGTCGACTCGTGAAGTGGCTGAGTTGACTGGCAAAAGTCACGACAACGTTTTGCGTGACGCTCGAGCCTTGGCAAAAAGGGGGGTCCTCAAATCTGAGGAGACCCCCTACGTGCATCCTCAAAACGGTCAGACTTACCCTGAATTCCTTCTCGATCAGCGGGATGCCCTGGTGCTGGTTTCGGGCTACGACGCGTCACTCCGGGCCAGGATCATTGATCGCTGGCAGGAACTGGAGGCCCGAGTGCTGGCGCACATGCGGGTCCCCACAAATTTCGCAGAGGCGTTGCGCTTGGCTGCCGACAAGGCCGAGGAGAACCAGCGCCTCCAGGATGCGCTCGCCAAGCAGGCACCGAAGGTCGCGGCTATCGTGCGTTTGGCGGGTGCAGGCGGTGCCATATGTGTCACCGATGCGGCGAAGCAGCTTCAGGTGGCGCCATTCAAGCTGTTTGGCTGGCTGGAGGAAAACCGTTGGATCTATCGTCGCCGCGGCTCCAAGCGATGGATTGCCTATCAGCCCCGGATCAGTGCGGGCCTGCTCAAGCACAAAGTGACCGGCCTGAAGCCTGATCCCGAAACAGGCAGTGACCGCGCAGCGTTCGATGTTCTGGTAACGCCAAAGGGGTTGGCACGCCTGGCAGAGCTTCTCGCAGTGCCCGTGGCTGGCCCAAGCGTGGGGCGGAGCTGACATGCAATTCACTGTAACCATCAACCAGGTCAAGGCTTTGGAATGGGGGCTGAACTCCCAGCAGGCGTTGCTGTTCGCGTTCGTTTACGGCTGCCCGAGTTGGGCCAAGGCGATGACCACGGAGCAGGGCGTTTTCTTCGTGCTGAGCAAGGCCAAGATCATCGAAGAACTGCCGCTGCTGACCGATAAACCCGATACGGCATATCGCATGCTGAAGGCACTGCAGGACGTTGGTCTGATCGAGCTTTCGAGCACTTCGAATGTCACGCTTTTCCGGCTGACCGATAAGGCGGCGCAGTGGAACAAAAAAGAGGATGGGTCGGAAAAATATCCGACCTTGAAGACGGGTACAGAGGGTCGGAAAAAAATCCGATCTACCTCGGAAAAAAATCCGAGCAAGGTCGGAAATAAATCCGAGCCAGGGTCGGAAAAATCTCCGACAAATCAAGATACCAGTAATCAAGATACCAATCAGGATACCAGTCACAGTTTGCAGGATGCCCCGGCTGCGCCGTCGCAACCCACGGGGCTGACGCTGGTTCCGGCTGGTGCACCCCGGTGTGAAATCCCAGAGGACATGCCCGGGCCGAAAGACCAGACCTGCAAGACTTTCAAGGCCTGGGCTAACTACGCGATGGCCTACCGCAAGCGCTACAGCGCCTGGCCAGTGTGGAACGCCAAGGTTGGTGGCCAGCTGGGCCAGCTGATCGACCGCCTGGGCATCGACGTCGCTCACCATGTCGCCGCTTACTTCGTATCGATAAACGACTCGAGGCTGATCAATGGCTGCCACAACCTCGGCGACCTGCTCACCAAGTGTGAGGCCTACCACACCCAGTGGGTCACGAACCGGCAGATGAACGCGACCACTGCCCGCCAGCAGGAGCAGACCCAGGCAAACATCAACGCCGCCCACGACGCCGCCGATGCCATCCGGAACAGCCAAGGGAGCAAACGAAATGCTTTCCTGTGACGATATCGCCGAGCTGGCCATGGCTATTTGCGCAACGGCTGAAGCCATGGGCCAGACCATCAGTGCGGCAGAGGCCAAGCTGATCGCTGAAGACCTGTCAGCGCACGAACCTGAGGCGATCGTTGCCGCTCTGCGCGCTTGCCGTCGTGAACCAGCCGGGCGCCTGTCGCTGGGTATGGTCCTGAAACACATCCACGCTGCCGATGGCCGGCCCGGTAAGGATGAAGCATGGTCAATCGCTCTGGCAGCCAGTGACGAATACGAGACGGTAGTGCTCACTACCGAGATTCGCCAGGCCATGGTGGCGTCCCAGCCGATCCTTGAGGCAGGCGACAAAATAGGCGCCCGAATGGCGTTCATGAGTGCCTATGAGCGCATGGTCAGCTTCGCTCGCGCTGAAGACAAGCCTGCCACCTGGGAGGTTTCTCTGGGCTTCGATTCCGGGCGGCGCGTGACGGCCGTTGAAACCGCCGTGCGGGCTCAATTGATCAGCCGTGACATGGGGGACAAGTACCTCGCCGACCTTCGCATAGCTCCTGTAACTGCTGACGGCCAGGCCATCGCAGGCCTGCTTACAGGAGAGGTTCGCACTCAGCCCAGCGCCGCGGTGCGGGAGAAGCTTGCAGAAGTCCGCTCGATATTGACGGCTTCCAAGGCCAAGAAAGACAGCGCCCGTGCAAAAGAGGCACAGCGGCGCCGTGTTAGCACCTACCTTCGCAAGCGTCAGGCGCGCGCGGCGTTGGCTGGGTCGGGCGCGCAGCAGTGAAACGAATCTGGACCGTGCACGTACCAGGCTATCGGCCATTTTCAATGGTGCTGATGGACGGCCCCTTAGACCAGGCTGGCGCGCTTCGCCAGGCAAGACTGATATGGCTGCATTGCGAGGTTGAATGATGAGGCAGACCAAGCTGACCAAGGCCGCGCGTGGCCGCGAGTGCCAAGTGCGTATCCCAGGCGTGTGCAACGGCAATCCCGAGACTACCGTCCTTGCGCACTACCGCTTGGCAGGCACCTGCGGGATTGGCAAGAAACCGCATGACTTGCAGGGCGCCTGGTGCTGCAGCTCGTGCCATGACGCTTGCGATGGGCGCAGCAAGGCAGTAGATCGCGAAACAGCCCGGCAGTATCACGCCGAGGGCGTCATGCGCACCCAGGCGCTGCTGCTCAACGAGGGGGTGCTCATTGCATGAAGCCGGCAACCGTGTCTGGGTTCAGCCCCAAGAAGCCCAGGGCCAAGCGCGTAGATCGCGAGGGCAGCGAGCAGGCCACCCTGATGACCGAGGTCAAGCTGCGCTATCCAGAGGTGTACGCGAATCTCCATCACACCCCGAATGGTGGCCATCGCAGCTGGGCCGAAGCCAAGCGGCTCAAGGCCCAAGGCACCAAGGCTGGCATTCCTGATCTGCAGCTGACGCTGGCCCGCGGCGGATATTTCGGCCTGTTCATCGAGTTCAAAGCCACCGTTGAACCGGCACCTGTCTCGCCTGAGCAGTACGCCTGCATCGAGCGGCTGACCCGCGAGGGTTACCTGGCGGTCGTTTGCTACGGCCATTTCGACGCCATGGAGTGCTTGCGAGCCTACATGGCCCTGCCCAAAACCGAGGTAGTGCAATGACCAACACCGCTGCTGTGAAGATCAGCGATTCAGAGATCCGCCGGCAGGCCGCCGGGTCGGCGCGAGACTTGCGCAGCCTGGCCAGCAAAGGCCTGTATTTCCGGTTTCATCGGTCCCGCGATCGAGGTTCCTGGTACCTAGTCATCAAGGGCAAATGGCACCGGATCGGCTCATACCCAGAGCTGAGTGCCGCCAAGGTGGCCGCTGCGCTGCCGGATATCCGCCTGCGCCTGGAAGCGGGCGAGGGCTCCAGCCTTTCGAGCTGGGTGCTGACCGGCGAGCTGCTGACCTGGTTCGCTGAGCGCATGGCCCGGGACCGCAATCTGTCGCGCAAGCGCAAGAGCACCGGTGCATCGGCCATCAAGCAGCACCTAGTGCCGCGCCTCGGGCAAGTGCCGCTTGCCCAGATCGACAAGGCCCTGCTCGACCGCGAGCTGATGTGGCCACTGCAAGAGACCCTGTCCATCGACTACGTGCGGTTGGTCTTCCAGCTGCTGGCCCTGGCCTTCCGGCAAGCCTTCAAACTGGGCCTGATCAGCTCCAATCCCATGGCTGGCATCCGCTTCGGGGATTTCTCGAAGGCAAAGGTCACGGTGAAGCCATCCCGCCTGCGTGGTGTGCACCTTGAGGACCTGATGAGCCGCATGAAGGGCGTCCTGGCCCACCGGCCGCAGCATGGCGTACTGGCTCTGATGATGCTGTGCCACGGTACTCGGCTGGGCGAAACCCGGCTGGCCCGCTGGAGCCATATCAGCCTGGCCGAGCGTGAATGGTACATCCCATCCGAGCACACCAAGACCGGCGTGCAGCATCGTTTGCCCCTGACCGATCAGGTGCGGTTCATGCTGATGGCCTACCGCGAGATCCAGCGTAATCAGGGCTATGACGGCGAGTTTGTTTTCCCAGGGCGCCAGGGCAAACCCATGAGCGAAGCCAAGGCATCGGCAGTCTTCACGGTCATGGGGCAGGGTGAGTGGACAAGCCACGATCTGCGCAAGCTGGCCCGCACAGGCTGGGCTGATCTGGGCGTTGACCACCTGGTGGGTGAGCTGCTGATCAATCACGCCATGGGCCACAACGTGAAGGTGTACATCCAGTCCGACATCATGGCCCGCAAGCGTGAGGCCCTGGAGAAGTGGCATGCACACCTTGATCAGAAGGGTTTCGAGTCGGTTCACGACTTGACCGGCGATAGATCGACGGATTCAGGGATTCTCTCGCGGGCCGCAGAACGTGCGGGCTTTGGGGCACTTCCGGTATCCACCATAAGCGAGGATTCGAAATGACCAGCGAAGAACAGTTCATCGACCTGGTCCGCCTTGAACAGCTGGCAGAGTCCGCGACCAAGGGTGAGTGGAAGTGCGCCAAAAGGGCGGATGGTCGGTTCTGGCACATCGGCAGTGGCAACCAGGCGATAGGCGCCACTCATGCTGCCAGCAGCAATTTCAACCCTGTTCAAGCCGCAATGTTTGAGGCGAATGCTCGTTTCATTGCTGCGGCTCGCCCGGCCGTGATCCTGGCTCTGGTCGCTGAGATCAAAGCGCTACGGTTAAAGGTGGATGGTCAATGAAGAAGACCCACGGCCCAGCGTTACGCAAAGAGCGGATCGTCTTGGCTCAGTGTCCAGACTGCAACGGAAGGGCAGTGATAAAGGGCGTTTTCCATGAGTTGCCATGTGGCCGCTGCAATGCATCGGGCTGGCTGTCTGCCGTCACTGGCGAGCCACTGCCGCTGGAGGAGCTTGTCACGCAACTGGGCCTGCGAGTGCATGAGCTGGAGCAGCAGGTTGATCGCCAGCGGCCACCACGCACTGAAGGTCCAACTGCACAGTACGAATCGAACAACCGCCGCGGCGCCGGCGGCACCAACTACACCGGGGATTGAGGGGAAGATATGAGCCACTTGGAGAGAAGTGCAGAAGAATTGCTCGAGCATTGGGGTCGCTGGGTTGTGCTGGGCTCCGGCGTGTCCTGCTGCGCGTCGCGTGAGAACACCATCCTCGACCCGGTCATCACCGACGACGAGGCCCTGTTCATAGATCGCCTGGTCGGCCGTCTGTTGCAGCGCTATGCAGAGTGCGGGGCGGTGATCATGAAGTACTACACGTCACGGGACACCTCGCTGCGTGAAGTGGGCAAGAAGCTGAAGTTCGGAGAGGAGAAAACAAGGCAGCTCTGGAAGGCCGGTGTTGCTTGGGTTGACGGTGCGCTTGATGTTCGTCGTGAAGCCGCTTGACATCCCCGGTCCTCATCCCTATATTTCGTGTTACTTTGCGGTAGGTGCGCGAGAGCAAACTCGCCATCACCAGCAGCCACCTTGAAGCCTCGGCATATGCCGGGGCTTTGTCGTTTCTGGAGCACCACCTATGGCCGAGCCAAGTACCGGCGCCCTTGCAGTGACCGGCGTACTTGCCAGCGTCGGCCTGGGCGCTGCCTTCCCGGAGCTAGACCTGGCCACGTTGGTCGGATCCTTCGGTGGGTCTTTCTTCTACGTTGTATTCGCCAGGGACATGAGCACTTGGCGCCGGATCGGCTACCTGCTGACTGGTTGGATAGGCGGTTACTTCGGTGCCGCAGAGGTGATGGGTCGTGCCTGGACCCAGACTGCCGGCTTCAGTGCTTTTGTCTGCGGTGTTCTCTGCGTGGTCACGTTCTCCGGTTTGCTGGAGTGGATGCAGACCGGACGCATGCCAACCTGGCTGCAGTGGGTATTCCGCCTGCGGGCTAGGAAGGAGGGTTGAATGGCTGCCGTAATCCAGGCCGCGCTGTGCGCCGTCATCTTCGTGATGATTGGCCTACGCTACCGGCCGTATCCCGATGCCCGCTACAAACTGGGCGTCTCCCTCATGGCTTGGGCAGCGTGCGCGGTTACCGGCATGCAGTGCGTCAGCCTCATTGGTCGCATTCTGCTTCACGATGAGTTCGCCGACGTGTCCTGGTTCAACACTGCGTTTTACCTGCTGGCTGCCATGCTGGTCTGCCGGGCCAAAGGGAACGTAGCCAAGATCGTGCGGGTTGAATGATGGCCAGACTCAAGACTCTGGGATTTCGCATTCAGGAAGGCACGGATAGCAGGGTGAAGATGGTGACGCCAGGGAGCTGGCGTAGCGGCATGACCAGCTCTCAGCGTGGATACAACTACAAGTGGCAGAAGGCTCGCGAGCGGTACCTGTTGGACAATCCGTTGTGCGTTTACTGCGATCGATCGGGTCGAGTCACCGCCGCTTCAGTGGTTGACCATGTGATTGCGCATCGGGGTGACATGACACTGTTCTGGGATCAGAGCAACTGGCAGTCGCTGTGCAAGCCATGCCATGACTCGGTGAAACAGGCCGAGGAGGCTGCCGGCTCGGCCTGACAGCCGTCGATACCGATGCGCGCTGCCCCGAGGCACGGAGTTGACGTGCCTCAAGCCGGGGGCGGTCAAAATATAGCGATTCTCACCTAGCTAGACCGCTCCCGACCCCACGTACAGATTTTTTTCCCCCACAGGATTTTTGTTAAATGGCTTTAACATCCCGCAAGCGCGCTTTCATCGCCGCGCTGAGGGAAGGTGCGTCCAATCGGGACGCTGCTGTGGCCGCTGGCTACTCCGAGCGCACAGCGTCTGCGGCGGGCTCTCGGCTGGTCAAGGATAAGGACGTGGCGGCCGAACTGATGAAGCTGCGTGCCCTGGGGCTGATGCCTCCAGATGTTAAAGGCGATGTTAAAGCGGATGTTAAAGCCAGGCCCGCCGCCAAGGCTGCCAAAGAGGCTGAGCCGGTCCCGGAAGGGGCACCGGAATCCGAAGAGCAAGCCGAGCCGGAACCTGCCGGCTTCGACCTGGCCCAGGCGCTGCTCCATCGTGACCCGAAGGACTTCCTCCTTTCGGTGATGAACGACATGGGCACGGAAGCGAAGCTTCGCGTAGACGCCGCCAAGGCCCTGATGCCATTCGTTCATCCCCGCAAGGGCGAGAGCGGCAAGAAGGACCAGGCCCAGGCCAACGCCGATAAGGCTGCCACCGGCAAGTTCGGCACCCGCCGCGGCCCGCTGCAGTCGGTGAAATGATGGAATGGTCAACCGGTTGCCCAGACTGGGAGCAGCGCATCGTCGCCCGCCAGAGCCTGATTCCGTTCGAGCCGCTGTTCCCCACTGAGGCCGAGGAAGCCTTGGACGTGTTCGGCGCGCTGCGCATGGTGGACGCCACCGGCAGTCCACTGATGTGCGAGACCGTACGTGACTGGGTCAACCAGTTTGTGGCTGCGATCTTCGGCGCCTACGACCCAGACTCGGGCCGGCGCCTGGTCAGCGAGTTCATGCTGCTGATCAGCAAGAAGAACGGCAAGTCGACCATCGCCGCCGGCATCATGCTCACCGCACTGATCCTCAACTGGCGGGCGTCGGGTGAGTTCATCATCTTGGCGCCGACCAAGGAAATCGCGGATAACTCCTACCTCCCAATCCGGGACATGGTGGGTGCTGACGAAGAGCTCAAGGCCTTGCTCAAGGTGCAGGATCACCTGCGCACCGTGACGCACCGTCAGACTAACGCCACCCTCAAGGTGGTTGCGGCGGACAGCGAGACGGTGTCGGGCAAGAAAGCCATCGGCGTGTTCGTTGACGAGCTGTGGGTGTTCGGCAAGCGGGCCAACGCCGAGGCCATGCTGCGCGAGGCCACTGGTGGCCTGGCCTCTCGGCCAGAGGGATTCATCATCTGGGCCACCACTCAGTCCGATGCGCCGCCGGCCGGCGTCTTCCGACAGAAGCTGATGTACGCCCGCAAGGTACGCGACGGCGAGATCGTCGATAAGTCGTTTTTGCCGGTGCTGTATGAATTTCCCAAGGCGATGCTCGACGCAGGTGCACACCGGGATTTCTCCAACGCCTACATCACCAACCCGAACCTGGGGCTTTCGGTAGACGAGCCGTTCATCGAGCGCGGCTATGCGCAGGCTCAACTCGACGGAGAGGAGTCGTTCCGGGGCTTCCTGGCCAAGCACCTCAACGTCGAGATCGGCCTGGCCCTGCTATCGGACAGGTGGGCCGGGGCGGACTTCTGGGAGCAGCAAGCGTCCGAGCTCTGCCGTACGTTGGACGATCTGCTCGAGCGCTGCGAGGTGATCGACATCGGCGTCGACGGCGGCGGTCTTGACGACCTGCTGGGCCTGGCTGCCATCGGCCGGGAGACTGGCACGCGCCGCTGGCTGACGTGGACCCACGCCTGGGCTCACCCCTCCGTTCTGGAACGGCGCAAGTCCGAGGCGCCGCGCATCCGCGACTTCGCCAAGGACGGGCACCTGACCCTGGTGCAGCGTATCGGTGACGACATCGAGGACGTGGCCCAGCTTGTGGCGCGAGTGGAGCAGGCCGGCCTGCTGGACAAAGTCGGTCTAGACCCGGCGGGCGTCGGCGCCATTCTCGATGCGCTCGAGGCGGTCGGCATACCGCGCGACAAGATCGACGGTGTTTCACAGGGCTGGCGCCTGGGCGGGGCGATCAAGACTGCCGAGCGCAAGCTGGCCGAGGGGGCGCTGCTGCACGGTGGCCAGCCGCTCATGGCCTGGTGCTGCGGCAACGCCCGCGTCGAGCCACGGGGCAACTCGATCCTGATCACCAAGCAGGCCAGCGGCTCGGCAAAGATCGACCCGCTGATGGCGCTGTTCAACGCTGTGACGCTGATGGCGCTCAACCCTGAGGCGAAGGGCGGCATGGACAACTACCTCAACAACGGCTTCTTCGACCTCATAGGCTGACCATGGGATTCAAATGGTACAAACCCTCGACCTGGGGCTTTTTCGGTTACACCGACCCCGTCACTGGGGACTACGTGGAAGCCGACCTCGAGGTAGGTGGCAAACGGACCAAGGCTGGCGTTCGGATCACGACAAAGAACGCGCTCTCGATCAGCATGGTCTGGTCCTGCGTCAAGATCCTTTCCGAGTCGCTGAGCGGTCTGCCGCTCAAGCTCTACGACGACAAGGGTGGCGGGCGGGAGTTGATCAGCGGCAGCGACCGGATGCTCAAGCTGCTTCGCAAGCCCAACCCATACATGACGATGCTGAACTTCCTCAAGTTCGTGGTCGTGAACATGGCCCTGCGCGGCAATGCCTTTGCCCTGATCGAGCGCAACGGCAAGGGCGACATCATCGGCCTGGTTCCGCTCGATGGCCGGACAGTGCAGATCGATACCGAGGAGGATCTGCTGTACACCGTGACGCCTTCGGAGGGAGACCCGTTCCCCGTCTCGCCGGAGTACATGCTGCACTTCAAGCTGTTCAGTCTTGACGGTGTGGTCGGCCTCTCGCCCTTGGAGTACCAGGCCGAAACCATGGGCCTGGCCAAGGCCGGCCAGCAGTGGTCGGCGCGGTTCATGAGGAAGGGCGGCTTCACCGGCGGCTATGTCATCTACGACGGCTTCCTGACCGACCAGCAGCAGGCGCAGGTGCTCAAGCGATTCCCCGACGTACGCAAGGCCGACACCGATGACATCGGCAAGATGGCCATTCTGCAGGGCGGCCCGAAGATCGTGCCGGCAGGGATCAGCCAGAAAGACGCACAGTTCATCGAGTCCCAGCAGTTCCAGGAAGAAGCCCTGGCGGGTATCTACGGCGTTCCGCTGTGGCTGGCCAACCGTGCGGGCAAGACCTCGATCATGGGCTCGAACCTTGAGCAGCAGCTCATCGGGTTCATCACCTTCGGCCTCAAGCCCTACATCGACACCATTGAAGACGAGCTGAACAGCAAGCTGTTTGGCAGCACCACACGCTTCGTCGAGTTCGTGGTCGAGGGGCTGCTGCGCGCTGATAGCGCAGGCCGTGCCACGTACCTGGGTGCAGCGCTCGGCGGTTCAGGCGGCTCTGGCTGGATGACCATCAACGAAGCCCGCGCTAAGGAAAATCTGCCTCTCTTGGAAGGCGACGAATACAACCGGGTCACCCGGTGGGAGGTTCAGAAAAATGGCGACTCTTGAGGTTCCAATCGAACTCAAGTCGGTTGACGACGCGGGCAACTTCGAAGCTTACGCCGCCGTGTTCAACAACGTGGATCTGGGCGACGACGTGATCCTGCCTGGGGCCTTCACCCGTGTGAAAGCGACCCGTGCAGGCAAGCTCAAGCTGGCCCTGTACCACGACCTGACCCGCCTGGTCGGCGCCGCCGATTACGCCCAGGACGACCATGGGCTGCTGCTCAAGGGCCAGGTCAATCTCAATGTGAGCTATGCCCGCGATGCCTATGAGCTGATGAAGGCCGACATCCTCGACAGCATGTCGATCGGCTTCAACACCATCAAGGCAGATTTCGAGGAGCGCGCCGGCCGGCGTGTACGCCTCATCAAGGAGGCCGAACTGTGGGAGGCCTCCTTCGTCCCGTTCGGCATGAACCCCGAGGCGCAGGTGCTCAGCGTCAAGTCGGACATCAGGCTTTTCGAGAAGGCGCTGCGCGAACGCATGGGCCTCTCGCAGAAGGAAGCGGCGGCAGTCGCTTCGCTCGGCTACACCGCGCTGCGCCGTGATGGCGGAAGCGAGGCCACGGCGATCGTGGATGAGCTGAAAGAAATTTCCACCCTGTTCACCCACCATTTTGGAGCATCGCAATGAGCGAAGTGAAAGAGCTGAAAGATACCATCGAGCTGCAACTGAAGAGCGGCTTCGAGGGCCTGCAGAAGAAGTACGACGCGGCCATGGAGGAGGTCGAGAAGGGCAACAAGGTTACCGGCGACCTGAAGAAGCAGATCGAAGACCAGAAGGGCGAGTTGCAGAAGGTCATCGACCAGGTCGTGGACCTGGAGCAGAAGGGCGTCAAGCTGCGTGGCCAGCCCGGCGAGGGCAAAAGCTTCATCGACATGATCAAAGGCGATGATGGTTACAAGGCCCTGAACCAGAAGAACGCCGCCCAAGCCCAGCTCGAAGTGACCAAGTCCGACATGGCCAGCATGAAGGAGATGAAGGTTACCAGCGCCGGCATCGTGCCGCCTGTCTACGATCCTGTGATCCAACCAGGTATTCGTCAGGAGCTGCGCATCCGCGACCTTCTGACCGTTATCCCTGTGTCGGCGCAGGAGTACACCTACTTCCGTGAGCTGTTGCACACCAAGGGCGCCGCGCCGGTGGCGGAGGGCGGTCTCAAGCCCACCAGCAACGTGACCTTCGAGCGCATCACCGATCGCGTGAAAAAACTGGCGGTATGGATGCCGGTCACCGACGAAGCCCTCGATGACGTTCCGCAGATGCTCGCCTACATCCAGCAGCTGCTGCGCTACGACCTGAAACTGGAAGAAGAAACGCAGATCCTCAAGGGCGACGGCACCGGCGACAACCTCAACGGCCTGATGACCCAGGCAACCAGCTATGACGTAGCCTTGAACAAGGCTGGCGACACGTCGATCGACCTGGTGCGCCGTGCCATCTATCAGGTGCGCAAGCAGTCGAAGATGTCCGCAGACGGCGCGGTTATGACCGAACTGGACTGGATGAACATCGAGCTGCAGAAGGACGGCGAGAACCGCTACCTGTTCGCCAACCTTCAGGGTCTGGTGACCCCGGTTCTGTGGGGGCGTCCAGTGATCACCTCCGACAGCATGGACGAAGGGGGCACCGACACCGGCGGTGAGTTCCTGGTCGCGAACTTCGCCCGATCCGTCACCCTGTTCGATCGCCTCACCTTCCTGTTCAAGATGGGCCTGATCAACGATCAATTCATCCGCAACGAGCGGGCGCTGCTGGTCGAGGAGCGGCTGGGACTCGGTGTTCGCCGCCGCGAGGCGCTGGTCAAGGGCCGCTTCCCAGCTGCCAAGTAATCCTCACCCGCTGGCCGGCAGGTCGCCGGCCTCTTTGTTTTTGGAGGCATCATGAAAATCAAGATCGAGTGGGGCTTTGTCGGCCAGGGCGCGCTGCTGGGCTCCGACACGAACAAAGTCGTCGCGGGGCAGGTGTTCGACGATGCGAACGACGAGTACGCACACACCCTCATTGGCAAGGGCCTGGCGGTGGAGCTCGACGCCAATGGCAAGCCTCGCGTGCCGAAGCCGAAAGAAACCAAGCCCGCAGCGCCGAAGGAGGACAAGGCCGCTGCTGACAAAGCAGCTGACGAGGCCAAGTAAATGGTTGACCTAGCCACCGTGAAGCTGCACCTGCGCGTCGACGGTGACGATGAAGACCCGTTGATTGGCGGCTACATCGAAGCCGCCAAGGCGCACGTCGAGCAGCACTGCGACCGGAAGCTGGTCGAGGGCGAACCCATTGAGCCAGAGCAGATGGGGCTCACCGGGGACGTGCAGCAGGCCATCTTGCTGCTGGTGGGGCATTGGTACGCCAACCGGGAGGCAGTGGCCGCGGGCGGGCTCACTTCCGTGCCGCTCGCTGTTGACCGTCTGCTCTGGTACAGGAAGCGATTCTGATGAGAGCCGGCCCACTTCGACATCGATGCTCTCTGGTGCAAGAAACCCTTGTACCAGATGAGGGTGGCGGCCAGGAAAGAGTCTGGGTATCTGTTCGAGACGTGTGGGCAGAGATCCAGCTACCTACTGGCCGCGTGGAGTCAGTCGCAAACCAGCTTCAAGCTGCAATCTCGGCTGAAATACGAGTTCGTTACGCCCGTGATTTTAAGGCCGGCATGCGCCTGGTTCATAAGGCCACTGGTGATACTTACCTGATCGAGGCTCCGCTGCCCAGCAATGAGCGCGACATGCTTCGCCTGCTGTGCTCCAGCGTCACCAACCCCTGAGGAAAGAACTGATGAAAGTACGAGCTCTGGCCAGTCTCTCTGGCCCAATGGGTGAAAAAGCGATCGGCGAAACCTTTGATGTGAAGGCAGAGGAAGGGCGCAGCCTGATCGAAAACAAACAAGCGGAAGAGGTCACTACTACCGCCAAGCCCGCCAATAAGCCCAAGGCTGCTGCTGCGACCTCGGGCGAGTGAGGTGGGCCGCCGCTCGCGCCTTACCGGCGATATCAGGCTACGCAAGACGCTCAGGGCCATCCACCAGACTGTAGACAACGAAGTCAGGGGCGCCATGCAGGAGGGCGCTGAGAAGATCCTGGCCAGCATGAAGCAGTTCGTGCCCAAGGATACGGGTGCTGGCGCCGCAGCTTTGACTGCCTATGTGGCCCCCAGTGGCCTGGACGCTCAGATCGGTCTGCGTGGCAAGAAGGCGAATCGCCGGTATTTCTACCTGAGGTTCCTGGAGTATGGCACCAAGGGCAACTTCAAAGGCCAGGAGAATGGTCGGGGAAAAGGAAGGGCTGCTAACAAAACGGATGGCAGCAACTGGTTCGGTAAATCGCCAGATATTCCTGCCATGCCTGCCCACCCTTGGCTCAGGCCGGCGATGGACGTGAACCGTGAGGTTGTTCTCGCCGATATCAGGGCGGCCGTCGGCCGTACGCTCGACAGGGCATCCAGAGGACAGTGATATGGCAGATCCAGCATGGGCCCTGCAGATTGCTTTGCGTGCTCGGCTTGTAGCGGGCCTGCCATGCCCGGTACATGACGGCGTACCAGACAACTCGCCGTTTCCTTACGTAACCTTCGACAGCGCAATTAGCGACGCGGCGGATTTCTTGGCCAGCCGCAAAGATCAGCGCTTCCTGTATCTGTCGGTCTGGAGCCAGTACCAAGGGCAGAAGGAGGTACACGAGATCATGGCTAGGATCGACGCCCTGCTTCACAACCAGCCGCTGACGCTCGCAACCGGCCATGTCATCGGCATGCAGGTCACGCGCAAGCAGACCAGCCGCGAGCCTGATGGCAGGACCTATCAAGGTGCAGTGACGCTGCGCGTCCTCACCCAACACTGATTTACCACTGAATCCGCCGCGTTGCGGCATATCACCTGTCCCAGGAGGACTACCCATGCCTGTTACTACCGCAGCCGGCACGAAGATTTTCATCGGCCCGCGCCTGACCGCAGATCTGCCCAAGGACGCGGCCGCTGCCCTGACCTTGTTGAGCGGCATTACCTACACCGAGATCGGCGAAGTCGAGAACATCGGCGATTACGGTGATGAGGTTGGTGACGTCACCTTCGCTTCTCTCGCCGCCTCCCGAACCCGACACCTCAAGGGCCTGGCCGACGCCGGGTCTGTCGACCTGTCCATCGGCTTGCTCGACGACGACGCGGGTCAGCTGGCGCTGCAGGCCGCTCAGAAAGACCGCAGCCGCTTCGATTACCCAGTGAAAGTGCTGTACGAAAGCGGTGTCGCTGATTACTTCGCCGCCAAGGTCATGTCGTCCCGCAAACAGGTCGGCGGCGCCGAGGATGTGCTCAAGCGCACCGTGACCATCGGCATCAACTCCGAGATCTACGAAGACCAGCCGGATCCGTAACGTCCGGCCGAGGCGCTGCTACTGGCCGCGCCTCCTTCGCTAAAACCCCATAATCCAAGGAAACCGCAATGTCCAAGACCAATCATGGCACCGTCACCGTCACCGTCACCGTCGAAGCCGGCAGCGACAGCTTTACCCTCAAGCCCACCCTCCGGGCTGTTCGCGCTCTGGAGAACCGTTTCGGCGGCATTCTGCCCGCCATGCAGGCACTGGGCGCGGCCAACATCACCGCCACCGCATTCATCATCGCCGCTGGCGCCGGTATCGATACCAACAAGCGCAAAGAGCTCGAGGCGGTCGAGGAGGCTGTGTTCGAGGGCGGCGTGAACAAGGTCGGAACCCAGGTACTGCAGTTCGTGAAGGCACTGCTGAATCCAGGCGGCAAGACCGATGAAGAACTCGAAGAGTCGCAGGGAAACGAACCGAGCGACCTGGCAACGGCAGCTACGTCGACGAGCTCTTCGGAATAGCAACCGGATGGTTGGGTTGGTCACCGCACGACGCATGGGATACCCCAGTGGTCGAGATCATCCTGGCCTGGGAAGCGAAAGCTGACTTCCTGAAGAAAACCAATCCGTTCGGCCAGCCGGAGACGCAGCCCTCCAAGGCGGCCGTGGCAAAAGACCTTCGGCTCGGCCTGAGAGGGGCTGCTGCGTCTCGATCGGCGGCTAAAAGCTGACCCGCCCAAGCGGGTTTATTATCGCCCGGGGGCAACATGGCAGATACTGACGTTCAAGGCATGCTGGTACGCATTGAGGCCACCACGGCTCAACTGCGCCAGGAGATCGCACGGGGTGAGTCGGCGGTTGCGTCAACGTCCAAGCGGATGGATTCGAGCCTTGCGCGCGTAGACGACGCATTTGATCGTGTAGGTGCCAGCGCTCAGAACGCTGGGGGCCTGCTCAAGAGCGCCCTAGCAGCCGCGGTCGGTGCTGTTTCCGTGGGCTCGATCCTCAAGGCAGCCGACTCCTACTCCCAGATGTCGGATCGTATCGGCCTGGCTACCAAGAGCTTCGGCGAGTACAACGCCGTCCAAGATCGCCTGCTTGCCACGGCGAACCGGACCTACCGGCCGCTGGAGGAAGCCCAGGAGCTATACATCCGCACAGCGGATAGCCTGCGCTCGATGGGGCTCAGCGCTGATGAATCCATGGACGTCATGGATAGTTTCAGCTACCTGTTAGTGACCAACTCGGCTTCTGTCGATAAAGCCAGCTCAGCCATCGATGCGTATTCCAAAGCGCTGCAGACCGGAAAGCTCGATGCGGACGGCTGGCAGTCCATTCTCGCGGCCATGCCGACCGTGGTGGACACCATCGCTGAGGCAACTGGCAAAAGTGCCGAAGAGATCCGAAGCCTTGGGGCGCAGGGAAAGCTTAGCCTCGACATCCTCACTGAGGGTCTACAGAAAAGCGCTGCCGCAAACGGCCTGCTGGCTGACAGCATGGGAGTTGCCGTCCGCGATGCCCTGACGGCGCTGAACAACGCTTTCACCGTCTACGTGGGCCAGCTGAATGAATCAACTGATCTCACTGGAGTGCTCGCGTCTGGGATATCGGTGCTGGCCGATAATTTCGGGACTATCGCCGAAATCGCGGGCGTTGCCGCTGCCGGTGCTTTGGCTGTTTACGCCCGGTCATTGGCCGCTTCTGCAGCAGGGTCTGTGCTCGCCACGAAGGCGGCTATTGAAGATTCCATGGCGCGGCGTGCGCAGGCGTCCACTGTGCTGCTTGCTGCCCAGGCAGATCAGCGGAAGGCCCAAACCGCCGTTTTCTTAGCTGAGAAGGAGCTGGCGGCTTCCAAAACTCGCATCAGCGGCATGGCGGTTGAGAAGCAGCTGGCGCTGCAGCTCGCTGAGGCTCGGATGGTTGAGGCTCGCGCCACGGCAGCCGTTGGCGCTGCCCAAAGCGCAATCGTCGGCACTGGTCGTACATTGCTCGGCTTGCTCGGCGGTCCTGCTGGGATCGCGATGTTGGCGGTGGGTGCCGCGACCGCTTTCCTAACCCTGCGGGACAACACTGGCTCTCTTGAGAAGAAGCTTGGCGATTTAGCCGATCCAGTAGACAAGCTCGCTGAGCGTTTCAACAAGCTCAACAGGGCGACGCAGTCCGTCACCCTGCGTGAGCTTCAGGCAAAAATCGCAGACACCCAGGACAAGCTGACCCAGATGTCTGGGGCGATGGCTGACAAGTTTGAGTCCGACCTGCGCAACATGGGGGCCGCGGGCGCTGACGGGTTGATGGCCAGCCTGGTGAAGTTGCCGGCCGAAGCTCAGGCTGCGCTGGACTTGGTGCGCAAGGCATCGAAGGATCAGGCCGCAGGCATAACCGTTGACTGGAAGGCGGTGGCTGATCAACTGCGTTTGATGCCAGGCGTTACGGAGCAGATGGCGCGGACCTTGGAGTCCAGCCAGCAGCCCGTGGCCGAGCTGAGTGCGCTTCTGCAGAATCAGAAGCAAGCGTTTTCCGAGCTTACTGGTGCTACGGATGACAACACCCGGGCGGAGCGTGAGAATGCGGCTGCCAAGGCATCGGCTGCCGGAGAGGGACAGAAGTATCTGGAGAAGTTGCAGAAGCAACTGGCAACCGCCCAGGATAAAACCGCGCTGCAGGCAGCCAATCGGTTCATCGCTGAAAACAAGCTGCTGACTGACGAAATGGTCGTCGCGATCCGGTCTGCTGCTGCAGCCAAGGATGCCCAGAAGGCGGCGGATGATGCAGCCACCAAGGCCACCAAGGGGGCGACTGGCGCGGCCAAGGAGGCAGCTACCCAGGCCAAAAACCAAGCCAAAGCCTTATCCGATTTGAAGGTTCAGGCGGACATCGCTATAGCCTCGGCTGAGGGGTTGGCGGCCGCTTACCTGGCCGGCAATGATCGCTCCCGCGAGTTCACCCTCAAGCAGAAGGTGGAGGAGGCACTGCTGAAGTCTGGGGCGGGTGCGCGCGATGCGGTCACCGCCGCAATCACCAGGCAGATGGCTGCCGAGGACCGGCTGGCGGTGAGCAAGCAGGCGTATGACCTGCGGCAGGAAGCGACCGACCAGACCGCCCTGGCCAAGGCCACGCTGCAGGGCGCAGATGCGCTGGCCGACTACAACATACAGAAGGCCCTGAAGGTGGCCCTGGCCGGCAAGGACATCGCCCAGTCCAGCGCCGAGTACGAGGCCTTGGTCAAGGCCACCCGCGCGCAGCAGGAGGCGGTGAGGATCGCCCAGCATGCGGTCAGCGCGGGCTCGATCCTTGATCGGCTCTACCCGCAGCAAAAGCTGCTGCGCGATTACACCGAGGAGCAGAAAGCGCTGAATGCAGCCATGTCGCTGTACCCAGAGAATGCTGCCAAGTATCAAGAGGCGCTGGGCAAGCTCAGCAACGAATACGAGATCAACCGCAGCAAGTCGACGCTCTGGGGCCAGATGACCGAGGGCGCCATCGACCGGGTGGACCAGGCTTTCGCCACCGCCTGGTCCAACATCGGCAGCGGGGCCAGCACCCTGTGGGGCGATCTGGTGAAAGGGTTTAAGCAGACCCTGGGCGAAATCATCCACATGCTGACCACCAAGCCGCTTCTGGCCTCGATCAGTAACTGGCTGACCGGTACCGACAACGGCCAGGGCCTTTCCTCGGTGTGGGGCAAACTGCTCGGTAACGGTTCAAGCGGTGGCGGCACTGGCCAGCTCAGCTCGCTGGCCAGCACCGGTAACATGCTCTACAAGGTCTACAGCGCTATCACCGGGGTGGGCTCAAGCGTTGCCTCCGGCTGGGCGTCTGGCGGCCTGAGTGGGGCCATCAACGGAGGCTACAGCTACTACGCCAACCTGTTCAGCGGCCTGACCAGTAGTCTGTCCAGCGGATTTGGCAGTGTTGTGAGCTCGATCCTGGGCTCCAGCAGCTCGCAAATTGCGGCCAACGCAGCCACCTCGGCGGCGCTTCAGGGCGCGGTCGCCCAGGGCGCAGCCACCGTCGGCAGCAGTATCGGGGTTGGGGGAGCGGCCTATGCCGGCGCTGGAACCGCTGCGGCAGGTGGAGCAGCCGCAGGTGTGAGTACTGGGCTCATGGGGCAATTGGCGGCCATGGCTTCGAACCCTGTTGGGTGGGTCGTGGCGGCCATTACTGGCGCCTATCAGAGCGGCAAGCTCTACGATCAAGGCGTGAGATTCAAGACCAGTGAGGTCACAAATCTCGACCTGGTTAAATACGACCCTCTGGCCAAAACCATGCTCGCCAGCCTGGGCCTGACCGACAAGATCGCCTCTAAGCTGGTGGGCGGCAAAATGGCAGCCATGCTCACCGGATCGACACTGGCTTCGGCAGTGCTGGGGAAAGTCAGCTCAGCGCTGTTTGGTGGCAAGTGGCAAACCAAGGATGGCGGTTTCGAGCTGGGCGTGAGCGATGGCGACTTCCAAGGTTGGGAGTACATCTACCAGAAGAAAAAAGGCGGGCTGTTCAGCTCGAGCAAAAAGCGCACGCAGTATTCGGCGCTTAATCCTGAGTTCAAGGCAGCCCTGGAGCAGACCTATAGCGAGACGCAGGACAGTGTCGTCGATTTACTGGCGCGAATCGGAGTTTCGGTAGGTGAGGGTGCTTTCTCTGGCCTGACCATCGCTCGCAAGCAGATCTCCACCAAGGGCCAAACCCAAGAGCAGATCCAGGCGGCTATCAATGATCTGTTCAGTGGTTTCGCTGACCAGATGGTCACTTACCTCGATCAAGGTTCAGGTGGCTTCGGATACAGCTTTGCCGAGCTTGGCCAGCGTATCGCCACGTTCGAGAGCTTCAACAAGTCGTTGGAGCTCATCGATGTGGCCATGCTCAAGCTGTCTCCGCATTCGATGGAACTGGCTAACGCCATAGTCACCGCGGCTGGCGGCATTGAGGCCTACACGGAGAGCCTCAATGGATACTTCGGGGCTTTCTTCAGCGAGTCCGAGCGGGCCGACAAGACGCTGGCTGCTCTGCGACAGCAGTTCAAGGACATGAACGTCACGCTGCCGGAAACGCGGGAAGCGTATCGCAAAATGGTCGAGGCCCTAGACCTCACCACCGAAGCTGGGCAGGGCATGTACCTGACTTTAATCGGGGCGGCAGGCTCGGCAGCGCAGGCTTACGACATCCTCGAGAAAAAGGCGGCCCAGGCCGCTCAGGCTGCACAGGAAGCCGCAGATGCGGCTGCCGCCGCGACAGCGAAAGCAGCACAGGAGGCGGCTGACGCAGCTGCCAAGGTGGCCGAGGCTCTACAAGATGGCGTCAATTCAGCGTTCGGCTCTGTGCAGCGGGCAGTAAATGCCCAGAAGTCTGCGCTCACCCAGGCATACGATGCGCAAGTTGCTTCGCTGAACGACATGTCACAGACGGCACGCAAGAACGTCAGCGACCTCACAGCTGTCAGCTCAAGCTTGGGTAATGCGCTGAAATCGCTGCGCGGTGATTCTGATGATGCAGTGAAGGTGCTGCGAGAGCAGGCTTTGGCCACGCTTGGCAGCGCCCTGGCCACGGTGAGGGCGGGTAAGTCTCTAGCTGGTATGGGCGGCCTAGATGATGCGCTGAGTGTTGTCAGCCGCAACACGACAGACGCTTACGCATCCCTTGAAGCGTACAACCGCGACCAGGGGCGCACAGCGAACATCGTCAGCCAGCTGGAAGCTGCGAATGGCAAGCAGCTGAGCGCGGCGGAAAAGTCAGTCCAGAGCTTGCAGACCCGGATCGATCAGGCCAAGAAGTCCTATGACCTGCAGATCGCTCAGTACGATGCACAGCTGAGCCTGGCGCAGGCGCAAATTGATGCGCTGAACGGCGTGGACAACTCGGTGATTTCGGTCGCCTCTGCTGTCTACGGCCTGAGTCATGCGATCACTGCTGCTCTTGCGGTGAAAGCGGCTGGAGCCGCTCAGCAGAACACCTCCGACAACAACGTAGCTTTGCTGCGTGCCGTTTATCAAACGGTGCTTGGTCGCGACCTGGATGCATCTGGGCAAGCTGCCTGGACTGGTGCGCTCGCCAATGGATCGGTCACCTACGCCAATCTCATGGATACGATTGCAAGGGCCGGCGCGGCGAACGGCGAGACCATACGCGTGCCGGGTTACGCGAGCGGCGGCAGCTTTGGTGGTGGTTTGCGCCTGGTGGGGGAGCGGGGCCCCGAGCTTGAAGTTACAGGGCCAAGTCGGATTTACAACGCCGATCAAACGGCCGCAATGCTTGCCGGTGGCCAGGGTGGCGTTACTGCCACGGAGGTGCGCGAGCTACGCGCTGAGCTTAAAGCTGCACTCTTCGCCATTGCCAAAAACACCCAGAAAGCAGCCAAGAACACTGATCTTCTGCCGCAGAAACTGGAACAGGAGCTGTACCCGTGAGGATCATTGAGCCTGTCGACATTACCCCGAGCATGGCGGTGATGGAGGCGTTTCTTGTTGAGCCTAGTGCTGAGCCCCTGGTGGCTCAGGTTGGGCAGGCTTTCCAAGTTGCGTCGATGCTGACCAATGTGCCAGAGGTGGACAACCCCTTATGGGTATCGACCACATCCTACGCGGTCGGCGATGTAGTGATGCTCGATCATCGAAACTATGAAGCACTGGTGGCCAGCAGCAACAAAAGCCCCGCCGGCAAGCCTACAGATCCGCCTACCTGGTTGGATCTGGGCCCAACGAACCGATGGAGGATGTTCGACGACAAGATCGGTACGGTCACAACCAATCCTGAAAGCATTTCGCTGACCATCGCCCCTGGTCGGGCGGTTGATTCATTGGCCTTTTTCGGCCTGGATGCCGCATCGATCTACGTTCGAGTGGTGGACCCCTATCAGGGGATCGTCTATGAGTCGAGCGTCTCACCGGTTTCCACCGATGGGATAAACGACTGGTACGACTACTTCTTTTCGCCGGTGGAGGTGAACGAGGACTTCGTGCTGCTGGATGTTCCTGTAGGCAGTTATGGATCCATCGACATCACTGTGGCAAAGCCATCGGGCATCGCTCGAGTTGGTGCGCTCATTCTGGGTAAGGCCGCGGTTCTTGGCGAAGCGCTCTATGGAACCTCGGTCGGGATCACGGACTACAGCCGCAAGGAGCGGGATGATTTCGGCAACACAGTCATCATTGAGCGCGACTACTCCAAGCGTGCGGAATTTGACGTGATGGTACCTACCAGCATGGTCTCGCAAGTGCAGCGCTTGCTCAGCAAGTATCGGGCTAAGCCTCTGGTATGGATTGGAGAGGCGAGCTACCAGTCGACAATCCTGTACGGCTACTACAAGGAATTCAATTTGGTCATCAGCGGCCCGACGGCGTCGGACTGCTCAATTTCTGTCGAAGGACTCATCTGATGGCGACACCAACTATCACGCCCTTGCCGGAAGCCCCCAGTCGGCAGAACTCGGCCGGCACGTTCGCTACGCTCGCCGACAACTTCATGTCTGCTCTCCCGCAGTTTGCGGACCAGATGAACCAGTCCATTGACTACATAGGTGACCAGGCCGAGGCGGCAGCCGAAAGCGCTCAGCTTGCCAGCAAGAACGGCGCGGCGCAGGTTGAACTGGCTGCACAGCGGGCGGCATCAGCATCGAGGAGTGCGGAGTCTGCTGGCCAGCAGGCCACGGCTGCCAAGGCTCAGGCTGACGCTGCCAAGGGCTACCGTGATACAGCCCAGTCTGCAGCAGCCGCCGCGCAGGGGGCGGCTGGCCTCCCTGCACTGACTGGCAAGGGTGGGCTACCTCTGGTGGCTAAGCCAGATGGTTCTGGCGTGGAATACACCGGCAGCCTGAGGCGATATGACCTTGATATCGCCACGACAACAGCTGTGCTCGACCTCAGTGTCAGCCAAGTCTTCAAGATCAACGCCACTCAGCAGCGAGCCCTGACGTTTGCCAATGTGCCTGCTGCAAACCGCGCAATGTCGGTAGTGCTGCACATCACAGGCAAATCGAACGTCACCTGGCCGACGGGGATTCTCTGGAACAACAGCCAGGTCCCCGTGCTGGGTAATGCATGGACAACCATAATCCTAATCTGGATAGGCGATGGCTGGGTTGGATCCGTAGGGGCTCGCGCATGATCGAGGCAGCATTGATGGGAGGTGCCCTTCCTGGCCCGTGGTCTGCGTGGGAGTTCATCGGGTCGACCAGCCTGCTTGCAAGCGGGTCAGCCACTGTAGAGGCAAAGTTTCCGGTTGGTGTGGAACCAGGAGACCTCGTGGTAACGATCATGTCACCACTCAACGAATCCATCCCGACCACAATGGCCGCCGCTGGTTGGCAGCGCTGGTCTACCGCTAGCCAGGACTATGTATGCACAGCTCGGTTTGCGATAGGGCTATCACCGCCGTCTTACTCACGCGCCGGATCAAACTCAATCTTTGTATCGGTTCTGGTTTTCCGAGCCCAGGGGTGGTCGACTGTGACGCTAGAGGCGCACCTCGCTCCAGCCGCTCCTGTTGACGTTACCACTCAGTTACAAAACGTTCTGCTGTTGGCCATCGGCGTGACGCCAAAAACAACCCGCGGATGGGAAGTGACTATGAGCGGAGCAGAGCCGGTGGCCAGAGTTGAGCGGAATCTAGCCCCGGCCGTCCAGGTGTACTCGGCGAACATTGAATTTCCGCATCAGATCACAGGCATTCTGGTAGACGCACTTTCAGGGCTAGAGCGCAACCTGATTTTGACTATCTCCTGAACAGTCCAACTACATGCAAGCCGACGCGAGTCGGCTTTTTTTATGTCCGGAGAAAAGTTCATGGCTTACAACAGCGCCCATACCGGGCCGGAAATTGATGCGGCCGTGCAGTTGCTAGGGCAGATCCAAGACGCACGAGACTCTACAAGCCAAGACCTGGGCAACGTCAAAGAGCTTGCAGCTCAGGTCAAGCTCGATGCCAATACAGTTTCAGAAAATGCAGGATCTGTAACAGCCAAAGCTGCCCAAGTGGCTCAAGATGCAGTCGCAGTTGAGCGTGCAAGGCAAGAAGTAGTCAGCGCGGCAGCTGCGGCCGATGAAGCCAGAGACGAAGCTTCTCTTTCAGCCGACTCGGCAAAAGAAAGTCAGAGCGCCGCGAGTACCAGTGAGCAAGCAGCTGCTAGCAGTCAGCTGGCAGCTGGGCTTTCTGAGCAGGTGTCGGCAGAAAGCGCCTCGGAGGCCAAGGCTGCTGCCGAGCAAGTCGCTGCTGATCGTGATGCGGCGGCTGCGAGCGCTGCACATGCAGCTGCCAGCGCGCGGGATGCCGAGGCTGTGGTAACCGGCGGGACTGCGTCAGTGGTACCAGCCCCAGGGTTGATCCCAATCGCTAACGGTGAGGGCAAAATCGACCCTGAGTGGTTATCCGAAAGCATTGCCCGGACAGAATCCGTCCAGGCTGCAGCGGATGCTGCTAGGCAAGCTGTTGACTTGGCGGCGGAGGCGCAAGCGCGGTCGGCCAGGTTACTGGGTCCCTCTCCTGAGGCTCCGGAGCTTCGAGATGACGGCACGCCTCTCCAGATAGGGGACCGGTATTTCAACTCTGTCAGCCAAGCAGAGTTCATTTTCAGAGCATCAGGCTGGGCTGCCAACGAAAGCTTGCAGGCTATTGATGAACTGAAGTCGGAGATCTCGGTTGACGCCGCCGCAGGTGACATTCCCCGCGCCGATGAAACAGGCAGTCTGAGAGAGTCTTGGATTCCCGCCGTATTCATCAAAGCCGCTGCCCTAGCTGCTGCAACAGGGGCCACCCTGGTATCTTACTCACACGTCTACACCGGGGCCGTGAAGAGGTCGATCGCTGATATCTTCAAGACGAAGGTCGACGCTTTGGACTTCGGCGTGGTCGTAGGCGAAGTGAGCTATGCGCAGGCTGAGCAGAACCTCATTGCCCTGAACCGGGCAGGGGCCTATGCCGAGTCGGTGGGCGCTGGATTGGTAACGCTTCCTGCTGGGGTTATCGGCATCCGAAGACTGGGCGGCAACGACGGCACAAACCTGGCTGACTCATCCCTAATGTGGTATCCGAACGTCACCTTCAAGGGTGCAGGAAAGCGCCTCACGATTCTCAAGCGTATGGGTCCCACTACTTGCATTGGGTCACCCAAGACGCGCACTGTTACAGGTTTCGGTTTGCGCGATATGACGGTCGACGGAAACCCAGGGATCGCGGGCTACACGAAGTACCCGGCGAACCTGCTGTATTTCGAGAATGCTGACGACGGAATACTCGACAACCTGATCCTGAAGGATGTCCCGGGACTGCACGCGATTGATATCAATGGTATGGACGGCCTGGACGCCAGCCGCATAGATTTCCTTGGGTATGACGTCTCATTGCGCGGCAGTGATACCACCTACTTTCCGGAAAGCGTACAGATCGGATTCAACCCAGACGCCACCAAGCAAAGCAAGAATATTCGGTTCCGCTTGTGCAAGGTCGGCCCAAGCGAGAACTACGGGGCGCCTCTGGCATTCATTGGCAACCATACCGGCGGCGGTGGAGGCGTCGATCATGCGGTCGAAGGGCTGGTTGTCGAAGACGTTGTCGCCAATGGCATTGTGAAATTCCTGTTCCGTCTGAAGGCTTGGAAAAATGTGCGCGTTTCCCGTGTGCGCCTTGAATCAGGAGCGGCACGATTCGCTTACCTGGACTACAAGCCAGCTTACGCAGCCACCGAAACCTCCGCAGCGACACCTGCAGCAGCCTGCGAAGAAGTGCTCCTTGAGGATTGCTATCACAATGGTGATGGTGAATTCTTGTATACGGATGTGATGAGCACGACGGCCGACCCCGGCACTCGGCACCGCAACATCAATGTACTGGGCGGCGAAGTCGTAGGGCGAATTGCTGTGAACGCGATCACGCTCTACCACACAGTCGGCTACTCTATCCGGCGCCTGAAAGTGCGTGGTGCACGTAGAGCTGTCGCCGCTTATTGGTCGGCTCTGGCTACCATCACCGACAACGACTTCGATGGTAGCGAGGTCAACGGCATCGAGATCACCGACTTGACTGGCTATGCCAATGGCTTGGGATACAGCAAAGAGTTGGTGATAGCCCGCAACAAGGTCACAAACACCAAGGGCTACCCGCTTTATATCGGCGCCACCAACGGGTACCGAATCGAGGACACCGACGTTACAGGAGGTGCCAGCGCAACCGGCGCCCAAAGCGCAACACAGATCTTCGCAGGCTGCTCAAACGGCACTATCCGCAACCTCTACAGCCGCGACAACGGAAACGCCAACGCGCCTAATGTTGGAGTCAACATCACGTCAGGGTCCAACCACAAGTTGCTGGACATTGACTTGTTCTGCACTGGGGAGATGGTTGTGAATGGCGGTACAGGGGACTCATATGAGGTCCGAAGAATCACTTGGGGTACAGCGCCGCCAGCCTCGGGCGCTTACCGTCAAGGTGACGTCCGCTATAACTCAGCTGTAGGTACAGGAAAGCCCAAGGGCTGGTACTGCACCGCTGGTAGCAAAACCAGCGGCGGTACATGGGTATCTATGGGTAACGCCTGACTCGATCAGCGCAAGGATGCGCTGCCTTAGACCTTTGCTGAAAAGCCCATTAGGAAGTTGAAGAAATCTCTGACCTTTTGGTTATCGGCATATTCCTTGGCCTCCGCCTGGAGATCTGCCAGGAGAGCTGCGGAGAAGTTTGGCGGGGTAGCCTGACTGTTAACCAGATTCATGTTGCGTCGAATCGGAGTCGGAGTGGGCTCGATCATGGATTCTGTCATCCAACCCAATACCAGATTATGAGCCCTCATTTGAGGGATCATGGGAAACGGCGAAAGGGCTTTGCTCTCTACGGACGCAGTCCAGAGTGATGCCATCTTGAGAGCCGGCTCGCGCTGGCCGTACCAGAATTGGTCCTGCGGACCCCACTCCTTGGTGAATTCCATCGCAATCTGTTCAGACTTCAATGAATTCAGGTCAGCGAAGCTGAGCTTATTGACCAGAGCCACATCTGGCCTGCAACGGATGACATAGTCATACCTGAAGCCATGCTTCTTTTCATGAAGTACGGCTAGTTCATGCGCCTTGTATATGCCATAGATCATCTTGGCCTGATTAGGTAGGCCAAGCGAAAGAAAATCATTTATATCAAGTCCGTTTTTCTGGAAAACTTCCTTATCATCCTCAAGTAGAGATCCAGTGAATCTAATCCCCTCCGGAAGCTTAGAGATGTCAAAGCTCGAGTAGGAGGGAGTGTCCAGAGCCTTAAAGGTGCGGGGGAACTTCTCCTTGAAATAGCGCTTTGACTTCAAAGGCTCTGGGCACTTAGCCAAAGCATCTTTGTTGAAGGCTCTTATGATCCATTCGTCTCCTGCGCCGCCCAGGCCTGGCCAATTCTGCATCTCGGACCAAGAATGAAGGAAGGTATCGGCTTGCAGAGGTCTAACAATGCTTTCGAAGATGCTTTCAAGTGCCAAGCTGCCACATCGATGCACTCCTGATATGCATACAGCAACCCTTGGCTTAACGTCCGAGCCAAGCATCTTTGTTGACCTTTTGCTTTGAAGCTGCGGGATAACGGCCTGGGACACAATGCGGTAAGCTTTAGATGCCCCCTCATACCTGGCTTTCTGTGGAGCTATAGCTCCAAGCAGTTTCTGTAGCTCATTGTAACCGAGCTGCGGGAATGAGATGTTTTCCTCAAACGAAATGGAATTTACGGTTATCTTTTTAGTAAGGTAAGCGCGTCTTATAGCTGAAAGGTTCTTGAACGAAGCATAGCCATTCAGCGCTACCATGGTCGCTCTAGGCCTGCTGCATTGCTTCCATACTTGGTTTAGCGCGAAGGTAAGGTACATGAGCGTCTTAGGATTCTGCTCTACCTCGAACAGCGGTTCGCTGTTTTGAGAGATATAATTATCCACGACTGAGATGTCATCAAATAGCGACATTCTCAGAAGGTTCGCGTCGTGACCTGTAGCTTTGGTGGGAAGCCTTTCAAAACATGGAAGCATGTCAGACTCGTAAATGTCCAGAAGCAATCTTGCATTTTTGCTTTTGGAATACGTATTATCTGGGTCTTCGGCAATATCTTTTAGATTGAATAGTTTTTGCGACTTTATGTACGCGTGAAGTCTGTCGAGCATGCCAAGATCAGCTAGAAGCACACAGAACTCTAGCTGCTTTTTGCACTCCGTTGCATGCTTTTGATAAAACTCAACGAGCAGTTCAAATTCCCAGTTGTCAGTTAGGCTTTTTACTGTTGAATCAAATCTTGTCACGCTCATTGAGTATTCCATTCACTTAACTTAAAGTAGATTCGTTTTCAGCTGGAATTGTAAGGTCAGATTATGATGATTGCCTTACATGAAAATAATTCAGTTTATTACGCCAAATTCATCGAATATAGCATGTCAAGCTGAGATTCCACCAGCCTAGAGGCATCAGCAGTGGATTGCGGCCTGGACGAGCGACATGGTAGCCTCCGGCATCGAAAAATGCCTTTCGGTGCGCATTCCCGCCGACTGCCACCAGGCGCTCTAGGAGCTATAAATGAACACGCGCTACGCGGAACTCTTGTCTCTTCCTGAGGGTCATGCTCTCGCTCAAACCAGCATTGAGGATTTCCAGGACGAGAAGGTAATTGGGTCGATCATATGGCTAGACGAGATCGACGAGCATCAAGAGATCATCACTACTCATCAAGTCTTTGATGGTCGCTCGATTCAGGATTCCAAAGAGGTCTTGAACGTAATCTGCTAACCGCTAGGCCACCCTAAAACCCGCTGATTGCGGGTTTTTTTATCCCAAAATTTGCCTATATCACCATGGCCCGCTCATCGCGGGTTTTTTTTCGCCTGGAGAAAACATGGCCAGACTCACCGAATCCCAGGCCGGAGGTGCAAGCGTGCTCCGGTTTCTGGACCTGATTGCCTTCTCGGAAGGCACATCCATCATCAAGGCCAGCGACGACGGCTACAACGTTTTGTACGGCGGCGGCTTGTTCCAAGGCTATGCCGACCATCCCCGACGCAAGCTGACGTTTCCCATCAACGGCAAGAATGTCACCAGCACTGCTGCCGGGCGGTACCAGCTGCTCGAGCGCTACTGGGATGCGTACCGGGTCAGCCTGCGCCTGACTGGGGGCTTTACCCCTGAGAACCAGGATCGCATAGCCCTGCAGCAGATCCGCGAGCGGCGTGCGCTGGATGACATCAAGGCTGGACGCATCCAGCAAGCGATCTCCAAGTGCTCGAACATCTGGGCCTCGCTGCCAGGAAACAATTATGCACAAAACCCCCATCGGATCGAAAAGCTTCTTGGGCGGTGGGGTGAGCTTGGCGGGGCCCTGGCATGAGCCCCTGGGTCGGTCTGGCAGCTGGCTTGCTCCTGGTGGCCAGCCACTGGTCCGCCTACGAGCACGGCCGAAGCATAGAGCAGGCACAGGCCGGCCAAGCCACGGCCCAGCGCGACAGCGGCGACCGTCTTGCCGAAGTGCTTGGTGAGCGTGGTGCCCGTCAGCAGGAACATCAACGCGCCCAAGCGCAGGAGGAGGCGAGAGCCCATGGTCATGAGGAAAGATCGATTGCGAGTGCTGGCGCTGCTGGTGCCGATGCTGCTGGCCAGCGGGTGCAGCACGACGCTGCCCAGCTCGCCGCCACCGTCAGTTGCCCCGGCACGGATACCGCCGCTGTCGCCCGAGGCCAGGCAGCCACCCGCGCCGCCATGGTGCTCTCCGACCTGCTCGCACGGGCTGATGCTCGAGCGGGAGAGCTGGCGAAGGCTTATGACCAAGCCCGAATAGCAGGACAGCTGTGCGAGGCGTCCTATAATGCCCTGATCAAATAAGGGTATCCCCGATGGACAAGGATGAATTTTCTGCTGCCATTGAGGCAGGCGAGCCTCTGATCGCACAGTCGATGGAAGCTCTCAAGCGGTACTGGGAAGCCAGGGACTATGGTGCGCCAGCCGAGGAGGTAGAGCGTCTGCGGCTCCATTCCGAGTCCTTGGCCCAGGCGGTTTCCGACTACCAGCTTCGCACCGTCGCCAAGCTGATGGGCAGCAAACTGCCCCCTACGCACTAGCGCATCCCGCTTGTCGGCAGTTGCCGGCCCTATCGCAGGCCACTACCATACTGTTCATTTATACAGTATGGAGGCTCCGCCAATGAACACCGCTCTTGACTTCGAAATCGACGACATGCCTCAGCTCAGCCTGGACGATCTGATGCAGGTGCGTGCGCCCTGGACCTACCTGGTCAAGATCGAAGGCGAGAGCATGCAGGGTATCGGGATGTATTCCGGCGACCTACTGGTTGTTGATCGAAGCGTCGAGGCCAAGCACGGCGACATCGTGATCGCGGCGGTGAACGGCGAACCGGTCTGCAAGCGTATGTGCCATGAGCACGGTGTGCTGATCTTACGGTCGGAGAACCCAAAGTACCCGTCGCGGTACATCCTGGAGGGCGATACGTTCGAGGTGTGGGGTGTGGTCCGGTTCAGCGTCCGGGATCACGACCGTGTAGCAGGATAG